AAGCAAGCTATCATAGAGTGGACAGTTGGTATATTGCTCTTTGTTTCTGCAGTAGGGATACTTGGGGCTATAGGCTACTTCATAGGGCAAGACCAAGGCAAATGGTAAAGAAAAAGGGTAAGTACTACGTGTATGACAGTAACGGTAAGATTATTGTTGTTACATCTAGTAGGGAGATAGCGGAGTATTACGACAGTGGCAGTGTTTCTTGATGAATGGCGTGTGTTACCACGCTTTATGATGTTAGTTCAAACCTTAGTGTATATTCGTTGTATTGAGTGGGCACTAGGTCAACCCGACTTGTCTACAGCTCAGGCAGGTCTTATATCTGTAGTTACAGGTGCAATGACAGGCTCATTCGCTATTTGGATGGGCAAGGAGGTCAAATGAGATGGCTAGTCCTGATCCTATTATTATCTAGCTGTGGAAGTATACCGTTCTTAAATTCAAGTGGAGGTCCTACCGTAAATGCAAATGTCTTGGCTGGCAAAGAAAACACACAACAAGTGGTCGCGCAACAAAATAGGCAAGATGCAGGTAGGGACATCATCACGACAGAGATTACTAAAGAGGTCGAGACCGAGAGAGTGGAGAAGCTCGAAATCTCGCACACTAACATTCCCCCATGGGTTCTTCTCCTCTTAGTACTGGGTTGGTTGTTACCTACACCCTCACAGATTGGTAACTGGTTCGGTAATATGTTCTTATCAATATTCAAACGGAGAAACACATGAATTACAACTTCGAGTACTGCCTTAAGATGCTACTAAAGCACGAAGGTGGATTTGTTAATCACCCACAAGACCCTGGCGGTATGACCAACCTTGGTGTTACTAAAGCTGTCTATGAGAAGTGGGTAGGTCGTAAAGTTACAGAGCGTGAGATGCGCCGACTAACACCAGAAGACGTAGCCCCTATCTACAAGAAGAACTACTGGGATAAGGTCAAGGGAGACGACTTACCTTCTGGTGTAGATTGGGCTGCATTTGACTGGGCTGTAAACAGTGGCTCAGGTCGCCCTGCTAAAGCTATTCAGACTGCTGTAGGGGCTAAGGCTGACGGAGCTATCGGTCCAATGACACTAGCTGCTGTAGAAGAGGCTGACCCTGAAGAGATCATTAAATCAGTCTACGAGACACGACAAGCCTTCTACGAACGGTTAAAGACCTTTAAGACATTCGGTAAAGGATGGACTCGTAGAAATAAAGAAACACTACATACAGCTCTTGAAATGGTAGAGTAACTGTAGTAAGTATCAGGAGTTACCTCCAATCAAACTAAAGGGGCCCTCAGGGGCCCCTCTTTTTATTTACCATCGAGGTAATCGTTTAAGCGTTTAGAGTACCATTCGACCTTCTTCAAGTCCTCTTGGAACTTACCCTTGTCCCTACATCGGTGTTGATATTTGATCATATTCCCACGTAGGTATCCAATGTACTCTGCTGAAGTCAGCACTTCTTTCATGTAGTCAATACACTCAATAGACCCACTCGTGTAGTGAGCAGGGCTATTGACCATATCACGCTCTTGAGAACGCTGACGCTCGTCGGATGTAAAGTCTCTTACCATTCTGGGTCACCATATTCGTCGAATGAACCCACAGGACCACTAAAGCTCATATCTACAGTAATCCCATTGACTGGATCGTCAAGCTCTTCGTGCTGAGTGGACATCACCCCCATTTCCTGAAGGTGATGCTCTAAGTAAAGTGGTATTTGGTTTTCCATTATTCACAACTCCGTAAACCTGTTGATGGATCGAAGTAGCAAGCGCCACCCTCGTCCACTTGTGGTTTTACATTCTCGTCCACAAACATGTCAAGTTGTTTTTCTGGCTCTTCTGCAACATCTTCTGAAGAAGCTGCATTTAGGATACCGTACCGTTTCCCTGCTGCTCGGAACGTAGTGCAACCAGAAGCACCTCCGTCGAATGCTTGCATATAAACGTCCTTGAACTCTTCCCAAGTAACATCCTCTCCTACGTTACAAGTCTTAGAACACGCACTGTCCACATACTGACTTGCTAAGTTAAGCACTTTAACATGGTCATTAACATGTAGCTCATCTGCTGTCTTTCCTTTGACACCAAAAGTACGATAGCCGTAGTCCTCTACACGCTCTACCTTAGGGCCTTCAAAGGTTTGGATAGTGCGATCGTAGTAGTGAGAGAACACAGGTTCAATACCAGAGCTTACGTTGTCTGCAGATAGACTGATAGTACCAGTCGGAGCGATTGACAGTAGGTGTGAGTTACGAATGCCATACCTGCGTATATCATCACGTAAATCCTGAGGAAGTGTTAGTGCAAACTCACTCTGTAGGTAATTACTGTTGAACAAAGGGAATGGCCCTTTTTCTATCGCCAGTCCTATAGAAGTGGTGTAAGCAGTGTCACGTAAGACCTTCATAATCTGCGTCAGAGTAGCCATAAACCCTGCTGATGCATATGGGTAACCAAGTGCTTCAATAGCGTTTGCTACACCAGTTAAACCAAGACCCATACGGCGTTTGTTGTGAGCTTCTTTAGCTTGTTCATCTAGTGGATAAACTGCCCGATCCACAACATTATCCATAGCACGGACAACAGTAGGAATATCGTGTTTAAATTGATCATAGTCAAATCCCCAGAAACCCTCTTTGTCCATACGGACATACTGGGTCAAGTTAAAGGAGCCTAACAAACATGCACCATTAGGTGGTAGTGGCTGCTCACCGCAGGGATTAGTAGCTCGGATAGTCTCTATGTACCACAAGTTATTCTTACGGTTAATACGATCAATAAAGAGGATACCTGGTTCTGCCCAGTCCCATGTAGATCGTAAAATGTCATCCCACAGTGCCTTAGCTTTTACCGTCTTGTACACACGACCTTCAAAAACTAAGTCAAAGTCTTCGTCTTTCTTGACTGCCCACATGAACTTGTCAGTGATACCTACAGAAATGTTAAACTGTGTGAGTGTGTCACTGTTGTTCTTTGCACGGATGAACTCTTCGATGTCAGGATGATCTACACGTAGTACGCCCATCTGTGCGCCTCTACGATGTCCTGCAGAGCTGATTGTCTTACAAATGGCATCAAAGATACCCATAAAGCTAATAGGGCCACTAGAACGGCTGTCTAGCGACTTAATCATAGCTCCCTTAGGGCGTAGTGTGGAGAAGTCATAACCGATGCCTCCACCAAGGCGCATAGTCTGTGCAGCGTCTTCTGCTGCCTTCATGATGCCCTTCATGCTATCTGTAATGTTCTCTGACACAAAGCAGTTGTAAGGAGTAACCTCACGAGGAGACCCCATAGCTGACTGCACACGACCTGCAGGTAAGAACCGTTGGTGCAACAGGATGTCACGGAACTGCTCGTAATGCTCAGGATTATCCTTTAGTGCATCTGCAACCCGAGTCATAGCGTCCTTAAACGTCTCGTTCGGGCCACGGTATTTCATCTTGTGGATTTCTTCACTGATCCCCAGTGTTGGTCCGTAAGTATTCTTCATCTTTTCCTCTACCTCTCATTGTTTTATCTTCCTGTAACCAAACTAACCGATCTATGTCTGCTCGTGCAATACCTATATCTGCTAATTCTTTATCTGTGAGCATGTTAAGCTCTTTGATAGTATTCCTGTGTTCTCGCCATGTAGCGAGGTAATTCATATAACGCCAGAACCAAGTCATCTGTTATCTCCACTTCCTCTTAACTTACCGCGCTTCTTGCGGTTCTCTAGTTTCTCCATGTTCATCTCAGCTACCTCAGAGAGGGTAAAGCCAAGATCTTCTGCCAAGATAGCAACATACCACAGTACGTCACCTAACTCTTTAGCGATCTCAGCTTTATCTGCATCCCCATCTCGTAGCCACTTCTTGATCTTATCTGAGACTTCACCTGCCTCACTAGTCAGTCCGAGGGTAGGGTAGACCACCTTGTATTTCGGTGAGTAGATAGCAAACTTACGTGCTGCCTTCTGGAACTCGTCCATATCCACGGAGTCTGGGGTGCCGAAACGGTCGATGTCTTCACTCGTAATCATTGTCTACATAAACTCCTAAGTCTATAAGGCCCATGTGATGCATGTCTAATAGCACTTCTGCTTGTAGTCTTACATCAGGACCTACTGCTTCTGTAAAAAGGCCCTCAAAACTGTAGGCCTCTATCATGTCTAAAATGTCCTCATACTGAAGATCATAATCTGGGTCTATCACTTATTATACTCCCTTTCAAGAGCAGACATACTAACCCATTGTAAGTCATAGTTGCCATCCGCTAACTCACGTTTGACCACCGCACCGTACCGCCACTCGTTATTCGCTTGTCCAGCCCAGCTTTCAGCTTTTCCTTTGAAACAGCCGACAACCAAGCCATTAATCGCCTTAGGGCGAGCATCAGCTTTATGGTAATAAGAGTATTTATGACTATGACCAACAGTAGCAGAGCAGGATAGTTTTTCAACAAGAGAATAGCCATGATGCTTAGTTGACATAGCTGTACCATAGTTACCACTAGAAACATAATGACCGTAGAGTACACCGTCGTACTCAACGAGTGAGGGGGCTGAGTGAGTGTATTCATGATATTCATCGAACCAGTGGTCTGTGTTTAGGTGGCTGAAGGATATTCCATAGGTCTCTCCGTGCAGTCTTGGATCATGAGCTATGGCCTTCTTGATACGGTTCTCGTGGTTTCCCTCAAAACCAAACCAAGCTGCCTTCTTGTACTTACGACGACTAGGAGCATACCGAAGTTTCTCCATAGCGTCATTATAAGAGTTAATGTCTGCTTCGTAGCTTTGTGAAACAATAGCCTCGGGGTAACGAGTGTCGAAAGTGTTCAAAGAACGCATATCGGCCCCATCCCCAAGGTCTACAACATAGTCGGGACACACATCGTAGATAAACTGCCCCAGCCAACTGAACCTTTCGTTACTACAGTTAGGGTCAGCGTGGGCGCAGGAGAATACTACAACTGTCTTCGGTCGGGTGTTTGACAGGTACATTTAAATCTCCAGAGGCTCTATAGAACTGGAGAAATGTTGGACTAGAGTGTTAATCCCCTCTTCGTCGTCATGGCATAACCAACCTTTTACATATCCCTCTTCTGGTGTTTCATATAAACTTAAGACTGCCCAATAGTCATCACAGTCAACTACTTCATCTTTGTAAACCCAATGAACTTTCATTTTGTTCCTTTCAGTAGGTTTATGTAGTGGTCAGCATTACAGACGACTAACCAATCTTTTCTGTCGCCTCTTAAGAACACTACTGGCTCATGTTGCCCATCCTGCACTGCTTGATCCATGAAGTTATAAAGTCCAGTAAAAGTCTTACGTCTCTTAACTTCGATAGACAGTGGGATAGATTGTCTGGCATGAGGTGAGAGAACAATGTCTTCCCCATTGACCCCCATGATCTGTGACTTAACGTCATCAGGATGAAGGTCAGGAAAAGCCTTCAGGAGTTTGTCTCTAACTTCCTGCTGCCCAGTTCTTCCTTTTGCTTTCGCTGTTCTGGCGGTTCCCATATTTCACCATCATGTCTACGAAGCCACAGGAGGCGAGCATTCTCGATCACTCGATCAATGTCACCACCATAGGCTTCTACGGTTTTCTTCCAAAGGTCTTCTTCGGTCTCTGCTCCTTTCAGGATCTTCTCAGCTTTCTTTGGCCCAATGTTGTATAGACCAACGATGTTGTCTGCGTTGTCTCCTGTTAAGATCTGAGAGTAGAAGAAAGTAAGTCCTTGGAACTCATCTACGAACTTCCACTC